GAATAGCTGTTGTATTCGCCTCCCTTAAAACCGTCTTTGTCACCATCAGGGGAAGGCGCAGAGCCACCGCCACCGCCACCGCCGCTACTAGAGTTATTGCTACCTACCCCGCCATAGCCGCCGCGTCGGTTTGCAATGTTGCCGCTTACGCCCTTGCCACCAGCGCCGTAAGTGGTCACGCCTTGGTTGTTGCTGTTGTTGTAGCCAGAATTGCCACCAGTAGCCGAAAGGAAACTGCCAAATGAGCTAGTGCCGCCTTGGCCGTTGTAAGAGCGGGAGCCGGTGCCGATAGTCACGGAAACGGTGTCACCAGCAACGAGACTGGTGATCTCAGAGATTGACAAGCCGCCGCCGCCGCCGCCGTAGGCGTTGCCGCTGCCGCCACTTTGGCCGCCACAACCGCCGCCGCCCCAGACATAAACGCGAAGCGCTACTGAGGGGTCGAAATTAGCGGGCACGTACCACGTATAAGCGGTTGTCGTTTCGCTTTGTGAACTGGTTGACTTATTGCCGTCAGCCGAGGTCCACATTTTCATGGCGTTGCGAGGGCCTTCGCCGCCGCCGCCACCTGAAGATCCGAAGAATTGGGAAAGGGTGCTCATTAGTTGATCCTCCAGCCGAAAGTGGCGTTTACATAAACCAGCTCAAAGCTGGCGTTGATTGTGGTCACATCCATGTCCTCAGCGAGGCCCATGATTTTGTTTCCGTTGCGCTTAACGCAAAGATAGTTCACGTCAAATTTACCGGCTGCGTCGATGATTTCGACGTAGTCGCCCAAAGCTGGCGCGGCTGGCAAAGTCACTTCGACAGCACCTGCGGTTGTATCGACTAAAAGCCGAACATTAGAAGCCGAGGCGTAAGGGCTGGCCGCGTTGTTGACAGTCGTCCACGAGGTGTGGCTTTGTTCGACATATAACGCGGTGGCCGCTTGATTTGATCCAGCCGTAGGAGCGTTGGGCAATGTGATTTGCCCGGTTAATGCTCCACCGGTTTTGTCGAATTTTGTCGCGATGCTCGCCGTCACATTGGTGGCGAAATTTTCGTCGTCCTGTAGGGCGCTCGAAAGTTCTTCCAGCGTGTTCAGCGCGTCAGGAGCAGAGGCCACCAAAGCGGCGACCGCTGCATTGACCTGAGTGGTCACGTCAGCACTGCTGACAAATGTGCCCATGTCTGCGTCAATCGCGTTCAGGGCGTCCCGCAACCTGACCACATCAGCGGCCAGGAGGTTGGAGGGATAAGGGAGCGGATAATTCCGGTTCGTTGTTCTGGTGTCAGTTGTCATTAGTTAGTACCTCAAACCATTACGGCGCGAATGTTGCGGATTAGCGGCCTGCCAGCGGCTGACCCTGTGAGATTGAGTTTCACAGAAGTGGCAGACAGAGCCACAATCCCGGTGTCCTCAAACACGTACTCAACCCAGCCATCGCCAATTTGCGTGGCAGAGCCCAGCGTCATCGATTGATAACCCCCGTTGTCATATTGGGGAACGACACCAGCGCCGCCCACCAATTTCGCCTCATAGATCACCCGAATGGTTGACCCTCCAGAAGCAACGTCGAACTGGCGGCCCACATAGGTGCCAGAGGTGTCGAGGGTTGCCGGAACGCTGAGAACTCCAGGGTGCAACGTGGGCGACTCCGTCGAAGTTCCTTCCAGTACGGCTTGAACTTGCATCGTGTCACTGACAGCGGCCTCAAGCTTGATCGACTGATCAGGAGCCAGAAGGAAGATCTCACCAGTGCTGCGGGTGTATTTGAACGTCACCCGTGCGGATGTCGCAGGGATGTCAACCGGAGCAGTAACAAGCAAATCGGTCATGTTGCTGACCGTCAGGCTGCCCAGGTTGATCGTTGAAGTTGTTGAGGTGAACTCAGCTCCCATCAACCGGAAACACATATCCATGTCGTTGTGAACGGTCCAGCTGGAAGCGTTGGAGCTGCTAAGCAAAACGCCAACGGTGTAGGGCTGCGCTGTTACAAACTCATTCGCGGCCGCATCATATTTGCCGAGCTCGGCAACTCTGACAGCGTGCGAAGCGTCATCAGTTGACAGGATAAAGAAGTATTCCCGGCCCGCTTCCAGATAAATCGGGAAGTCGAAAGTTGCGCGGGTAAATCCACTTGTCGTGATGTCCGTGCCTTTAATTCGCGTGCGGGTGATCACGTCGCGGCTTGGGAAACCATTATCGCCGTCGACAATTTCGACGGTCACGTCATTGGTGTCTAAACCCTTGACGGCAAACTGAACATCTAGCCCAGTTATGTGGCGGCCTTCCTCAAGCACAAACGATTGCGCCAGGGGATCCCAGTTTCTGCGTGGGGGCGGTGGGCTCCACCAGCGCCACGTTGTAGTTGTGGTCGTACGAGTAAAGTTCTTAGTGACCAGCTTTCCTTGACCCGTGAAGACTGCTTCGCCGAAATTGCCTTGATCGCCAAGAAATTCGACGTTCTTAGAACCGGCAGGAATGCCAGTCGGAACGGTAAAGGTGCCTGTGAGCGACCCGGTACCGTCTGCGACTTCGCCGTCATTGCCCAGGTCTTGGCCGTCAAAGGTGACAGATGTCAACGCTTCCCCGGCATCAAAACCAACGATTGAGAAATCAACGTCGGTTTGCCTCAGGTTTTTAATGTTGGCCTTTGTCTCATCAATAAGCTCAAGCACCGTCACAGGGTCGTCAGTCCGTGATTGGTCGCCCTCACCGCGTGTGGCAAACACCGGAGTGGCGTCCGTGACGTTGTCGTCTCCGTTGACCACCCACAGATCAACGGCAGGGTCCAACTCAATATCGGCTGGGATGGCGTCAAAATTCCCGTACGGGTTGACCGCCATGTGGCCAGTGAACAAGGTCTGAGTGATCAGCTCAACGTCTTGATAGGGCAGAAGCTGATGACCTGTGTTGTTTTGAACAGCCCTTACAGGTGCGCCACTTACTTTGAGCTGCAGCTGTTGATCGACGATGACGGCGTCTTGCGCGACGCCTGCATCCCTGAGATCTTCATCGAGGAGAGGATCAGCGAAAACGCCATACTTCGCCGTGGGCTCTCGTGAGCTGATGTCACGCTGCAAGCGCTCTTCAGCGATCACCCCGTAAAGCTCAGCGATTGCGTTTTTCATCTGGCGCTGTTCGCGCACTGAAATCGCTTTAACCCCGTTGTTCTCGACAACAGGACTCGCGACACTGTTCCAGATTTGCTTGTATTCAGCAATCTGAAGCACGTTATATGGAACTTGCGGCGCCACTGGGTTGAACGCGGTCGAAACACCCCGGACCCTTTGCAGGTATCCGTCAGGGTCCACCGTGATGGCGTCGATACGTGGCATTTTCCAGCTGTAATCAACTAGAACCAAAGTCGAGGCCACCGCGCCGGTTACATCGAATTCGCCATCGTCGGCGTTGATGTTTGTGACTGTGGTGCTGGTGAGGAACCGATAGGTCACGTCATAAGTAGAACCGGGAGCAACCTCAGCGCCTGAGGGGGTCCAGTCCACTTGGTCAGCGGTCAAGTTGTAATCAGTGCCGGCGCTATAAGTCGTGGCCCCTTGGGTCACGCTTTGAATGCTCAGAATGGAGGTGTCAGGCAGTTGATCCAACGCGCCAGAAAATGACCCATGGGTCAGAGTGACGGTTTTTTCTTCCTGAATCACCACATCATTGATCGAGCTCAATGGGAAGCGATTGACCGTTTGCGTGTGGGCAGTGATTCCAGTTGAAACCTTCGGCTCATTGTTGATCGTTTCGAGGTCTGGATCAATCGGATAGCTGACAGAAACTGATGTCGGCTTGTTGATCTTGTTGCCGTGAACGTTGGCGGTTCCTTCTGCAGCTGTGAAAACGTAATTTGTTTGCGTCGTGTCTTTGCCCAGGCAGGTGACACGCAAGCCGCTGACGATGTAGCTGCCGTTTGCGTCACGGTCATAGGCGGCGACCAAAGCCTTTGCGGCGTCCAGTACAGGTGGCGCCTCGCTTCTTACTAGCGCGCCATTTAGAACGTCGTAGACCCCGTAAAAATCGCCAGTCCCGCCGTCGCCTGACCAACCCCAGGCGAGCTCGCGCTTGGTGCGGCCTGCGCCGGGTTCTTGGTAGTTCCGGGTGCCGGTTGCAGGATCGCGAAGCGCTGCGTCTTCGAGCTCGGTGACAGTCGTCGTTGTTAGGCGAACACCAATTTGCAGGCTTCCAGTTGTGGGAACTGTGAAAGTTGCGCCGGAAACAGTACGGACGGCGCCCAGAACGTAGAGGCTGCCATATTGCAGAACGGCGACGCCAGTTTGTGCGTCGACTTGCGCCGAGCTGCCGCTAATGATTGCGCCGTCTTGAAAAAGACTGTTCGCAATGTTTGTGATCCGATCTGAGAGGATCGCTTGGCTTTCATTTAGCTCTGCAGATTGCAGGCCTTTGCTAGCTCGAAAAAGTAGCTCATCGTATTTGTCAGACGATGAAAATCGGTTGTAGTAACCTTGTAGGCTCATGGTTTTTTCCTTTAGAAGGTTAAGACGAACTCGAACGTTTCCCGAGTAGCCGGGGTGCGGATGATCGAGGCGGTGTGCTCCAAAAGGTAGAGCGTCCCCGAACTTGTGACCTCTGAAGCTGCATCAAAGAACATTTGACCCGAGGGCAAATTTCCAGCTGTGATCACATCCAGAAAGATTCCGGTCTCGCGAATTGTGGAAGTTGACGCATCAACAAAGTCCAGAGTGAATTTGCAATAGAGCAGATTGGTGTCTGCTGTGCTCACGTCATATCGGCCACTGGGGAGGCTGATAGCACCTTGGGAGGCGTTGGTCACAAAATCGACCTGGGCCGCTTTGCGATAACCGATTGCATCCTGCAGTCCAGTTGATGCGATGTTTTCGGGATCGACCCCGGCGGCATCCCATGCGGTTTGGCCTGCGCCAATACCGAGAAAAATGTTTCGGGCTTTGACAGAGGCAGCTAGTCCCGCTCGCCCTGTGGTTACAAGTGTGGCCAAGGGCTCACCTCCTTTGTTGTTTGCATTATATGGGCTTGGTTAAGTATGGGTCTCATGGACGCCCTCAACCACAAGGCTAGCAATTTGCCACCCTGCCATTCTGGCCCACATTTGATGAGTGGCCCAGGTTGTTGGATCTCCATCGATCCAGTCCTCTTCATACCACTCAGAAACGCTGTTTTCAGCCCATAGCTCTGTCGGCCAGTTGGTCTGATGCCATTCATTGGTTGAGTTATCAGTCCAGTCTGAGGTTGCTTGTGTCCAGCCTGGGAGATTAGGCCCGCCCCAAGTTCCGACGGCCCATGTCGGCTCAACATACAGGGCAACAGTCGCCGAGCGATAGCTCCGAACGTGTTGGCGGGTTGTGAAGCTTTGCCGGTTCTCCGTCGCCTGCGCGAAGTGATCCCGCTCGAAACGTTGCGAGGTTGGCCAGCCCAAGACCGAGTCAGTTTCGCTGAGTCCGTCTGTTGTGTCCGAGAGATATTGATGAGACTGATGAAAGCTGAGAACCTGCTCAACCTGTGGGAAGATTTTCCAGGTGAATGTGCTCCGCCAAGTGTCAGTGTCTGCGTTCGCGAAGTATTCCCCTGTATTCCAATCCTCAGTGTTCCAGGTGTCCCCATCGCTGAGGCTGTCGAAATAACTGGTGACAGTTGCCCAGCTTCCTGTTGCGTCTGTGCCCCAGGTGCTTTCAGTGTCTTGCCACTGGTCGGACTGGTCAGTGTGGAAGCTGCCGGCGCCGTAATGCTCGCGGGTGATCGCTTGCTCATTGACCAGCGGGATGAACTCGTCAAGCCGGGTTCGTGAGAGTTCAAAAAGATCGTCGTATGGAAGCGTCGCGAACCGCTCGCGCAGGAGATACCAGAAGCCACTTGGGTTGTGTGCCGCTGAGGTTGTCTGATGGCTGCGCTCGATCCGCTCGTCTTCAAAGTATCCAAGGGTCGCGTGAGTGTTGCCCAGGATTCCATCAGAGTCGGACAGGTGCCCGGTCTCTGAAAGCGTGAGCATTGTCCGGCTAAAGCCGAGAATTTGCTCAAGCTGTGGGTAGACCCGCCAGGCAAAAGTGTTGCCCCAGGTGTCGGTGTCTGCGTTGCCGAAATATTCGCCAGTGTTCCAGTTTTCGCTGTTCCAGGTATCGCCATGGCTGAGGCTGTCGAAGTAACTGGCGACGGTCTCCCAGCTGCCAGTTGCCTCAGAGCCCCAATTGCTGGCAGTGTCTTGCCATTGGTCTGACTGCTCTGCAGTTTGCAGCGCGTTTGTTGTGTGGTCCCTGCTGTTTGCTTGCTCGTTAATAAGCGGCGTAAATTCTGAGAGGCGCGACCGTGACAGCTCGAAACTGTCGTCGTAGGCATACAGGCGCGTGTGCTCGCGATGCGACGGCAGAAGCTCGACCGGAACGCCGAGCAGCAAATCATCTGAGTAGACGCCGCCCCAAACGTCTGTGATCCCGTGATAAACAGCAGTGGAATTGAATTGAGCTGTGAAGGTGTTCTGGAAGCGGACCGTTTGACGGCGACCGGCAGCGTCGTAAAGCGGGAAAGTAGCAACATCCCCGAGCGAATAATTGGAGTAATTACTGAAAATGTAATTATCTCGAAGCAGAACTTTTTGAGCTGTGATCGTTCCGGCCAGTTCGTCAACCTGGATCGACTCCACGTCAAAGCCAATCTCCTGACCTGTGAAGGTTCCGACAGCAACGAACGGCTCACCATTGCCCAGCGCGTGCCCAGCACCGTCGCCAAAGATGGTTTCGGTAGTGTCGTGGCGGTTGTTGAATGTGCTGTTGCGGTGGCTGAGGTAACTGGTGAGGGTCGCGTATGCAGGCGGATTGGGATGACCTGTCGAAGCGATTGCCTCTCCGTGTGCAAGACTGAAAAGCTGAGATTGCGCTTGATCGTTAGCCCAGCCAACCCA